CTTTCTTGCCGGCGCCGATCAACGCCTGTATTGAAGCAACGAGCAAGTACGAAGTAGCGTTGAAAGCGCTGCGCATCATGGAGGGCGAGAATGGATTACGAACATGAGCCCAGAACCGTCGAGGTTCTGTTCTTCTTTCTGCTGCCTGTCACCCTGGTCGCGATAGCAATCATGCTGTTCGTCTACGCGCTGATGTGGCCCCAATGACGCCTGAGGAGCGAGCAATCAACGCACTGCCCGAGGCGTATCGCCAGAAGATGGCAGGATATTGCCTCGACGGCTGGAAATTCGAGCTGTATGACACAAGGGTTGTAAAGTTCTGGTTTGTCAGCCATGACCATCTTCGCTCGCATACTAGCAACACGTTGCTGACACTGCTGGATACCATAACGGTCTGCATCCTGGAATGAAAGGCGCCGCTGCCCGACAGGGCGAACGAAACCGAAAACGGCGCGGCACCGACTGCCGCAAACACTTGTGAGGAGTGAACTACAATGGCTACCAATACCCCAACGTTCCAAGACATACTCGATGCTGCTACGCAGCTCGGTGGTGAAGCTGGCAAGGGCAAGGATACCCAAGTCAAGTTCCTGCTCAAGACCATCGAGGGCGGATATCACAACATCCTCGACCTCAACCACAACAAGCACGGCACGGACGTGGACGATGCGACGAAGCTCGCGGAAGTCTACGTCAAGGCGCAGCAAGGTGCCGTGGTGTTCGACGCGAAGGCGCCCAATCAGCGCAAGCTGATCAGCTGCGTGCGCACTGGCATCAAGCTGGGAGGCTGGCCCAAGGGCGGGAATGGTGAGCCAATCGCTACCGTGAACAATCTCATGAGCAAACGTGCGGCACTCCGCAAGATACCGGCGCAAGCGAAGCTGCTCAATGATGCAGCGAACACTCTGCTGGCCTATGCGAGGGCGCAGCTCAAGCTGGATCGTCTTATAGATGATGCGGGGCTGGAGGAGTTCCTGTTCAAGCCGACACAAGACGATCTGACCGCGGAGGAGATCATTGCCAACACTGTCAAAAAGCTTGACAAGCTGATCGACGGCAGTGCATCACATGGCACTGCGCAAGCTAAGACGGCGCATGTGCTCAATGCCCGCGACAGCCTGCGCAAGGAGCTGGCTGATATCGCCAAGGCGAAGGCGCCTGTGGCTGGCCAGCCAGTCAAGGTCTGAGTTTCGCGACGCTGAAAGGGGTCAATCCCTAGCCTAGCGAAGGGTTGCAAGGTGGACGCTCCTCACCATCTTGCAACCCGCCATTTAGCTTGAGGAGCGGAGAACGCCAATGTCACCCCACGATTTGTTGGAGCTTGCTTATCTCTATAGTGGTGATTTGGATCGCGTGATTGTCATTGCGTTCGACAAGGATGGCGAAGGGCACTATGCCACGTCGTCCGATGACGAAACGCAGATAGCCAAGGATATCGCCAAATTCAAACGGGATCAACGCAAATAGGAGGTTCAAATGAAACACGACGGCAGACAAGTTCATCGCGATGGAGAAAGAGAGAGAATGATGGAGAAAATTGACGATTTCAATGGCCTTACCGTGGCGGGGATCGAGATGGATCGGCGCACGATCGTGTTTCGGTTTACCGACGGGACAAACGTGAAAGTGGAAACAGAGATGTTTTTTACCGACACCGGGGCCGATAATTTCATTGTCCTTGTCGTCCCAACAGAGGAGAACGCCCGTGCGACAATACCTGAATGACGAACACCGTGCGATCTTTGATCGCAACTTCCAGAAGGCGCTCAACGGCTGTGCTGACGCACGGCAGGCTGAGCAGATCGCCAAGGAAAGCACGCTGTTCACGATCATGAAGGCGAGCGCTGCCATCGCGCACCAGCGTATGCTCAACAAAGGCGCAGTGTCGAACTACAAGCCGATGTGGGAACGCTGAGCGCGTTACCGCTACGGTAATTTCAACCCAAACCAACGAGGAGAACCACGATGCGACTTAATTCCGAGATGCGACTGGAGATCAAGCGGTTCGCGATGGCCAAGCTCAACAAGGAGCGGCAGACGTTCGCGCTGGTCGAGCAAGAGCTGATGGTGGAGTGCTACAATGCCGTGGTGCCCAAGGCAACACAGGTAATGCTCGAACACCTGCAGAACGCGCCGCTTAATGGTCACAAGTGGCTTTCGTGTGTCGAAGGCCTGCGCTTCAATGTGGCCGGGCAGACCGTGCAGTTCAATCAGGCAAATATCATGCCGGTTACGAAGCGCATCCCGTTCATCACGCCATACCAGACATGGCATCAGAACCTGGGCACGATCACCTTGGACAAGCACAAGAAGCTGGTCGAGCGTATTCGCGACTGGCAAGGCAAAGTCGAGAAAGAGAAGGCCGACTACGAAACCGCGGTCATAACGCTCGATCTGTTGCTCAAGAGCGTCAGCACGGTCGAGAAACTGAAACAATACTGGCCCGAGGGCAAGGACTTCTTCTCTAGTCCCCCTTGTGAAACAAGGGCTGCATCGGGCGTGCCGGCGGTGCAGATCGAAGCTCTCAACAAGATGCTGGGCATCAAGACGGAAGATTTGGTAATCTGACGCAAGGCCGAAACGCTGCCCCGTCGGGCAGCGTCGCAGCGTAATGCGCTGCCTGACGATGGCCGGGACCGATCCCGTCAAATAGAGCACGGCGCAGAAAACGGCGTCGTCAGTCCACTCTAACTGAGGAGATAAAATGAACCTTATCCAAGCCCGCAACGAAGTGTTTGCTCTCGCCGAAGCTGGCGATGCAGCGCTGCTGCAATCCAGTTCCGGTATTGGCAAATCGCAAATGGTCTACTCGATATTCGAGGAGATCAGGGATCGCGACGCAGCCAAGGGCATATCGTGGGGTTTCGGCACCATCTTCGCCGCGACCCAGACGCCACCCGATCTGATCGGGTATCAGTTCAAGGGTGAGCGCGACTTCGTGCTTGCCAATGGTGAGACCAAGCACGTTACCGTGACGGAGCCGAGCGTTCCGCTGTGGATGATCAGCACCGAGGGCAAACCCGCCTTCATGTACGATAAGTTCTTCCTGCTGATCGACGAGTACGGCCAGGGTGATGGCGATGTGAAGCGCGCCGTGGCCGAGATATTCCTCAACGGCGGGACAAGTCCTTGGTATCTCCCGCCGGGATCGATCCGCGTGGCCTGCACCAACCAAGGTGCGCGCTATGGCGTGTCGAAAGACTTTGACTTCTGCATTGCCCGACGCTGCCTGCTCAACATCGAGGGTGACCCTGAGGTGTGGCTGGCCTATGCCGATAAGCCATACCGCCACCAAGGAAAAGTGTGGCAAACAACCCCTGTGATCAAGGCGTGGGCGGCACAGAACCCGCAAACGCTGTTTGAGAGCGAGCCCAAGGAACAGGGGCCGTGGTGCAACCCGCGGCAACTGTGTGCTGTCGATCGCTACCTGCAGGTCAAGTGGGATCGGCAGGGCAATCAAAACATCGACCCGACTTCTACCAGCACGATCGCCGGCATGATCGGGATGGGCGCAGCGCAGAGTCTGCTGGGTCACCTGCAGTTCATGCTTGAGCTGCCATCCTACGCGGACGTGATCGCCGATCCCAGGGGCTGTGCAGTGCCCGACAGGGCTGATCTGAAAATGCTGATGGCCTACCAGCTGGCGGGCTATGCGAAGGTGGAGGACCTGCAGGCGTGCATCGACTACATCGAGCGCTTGAAGGCCAAGGACATGTCTGTAACTTTTATAAGCTCACTTCTACGTAGGGATTATAAAGGGATAATTAACAACCCTGCGATGCAGAGCTGGATCAACAAGAATGCTACACTGATCAGCGTGATCAGCTCGCTTTCACAATAACGGAGTTAATCAATGCCGCGAGTAAAAATAACCCCAACTGAATGGTGCCGTGCTCGCGGCATTGATCTGCGCTTGTACCAGTGCTGGGTAAGAATGCGGCAGCGCTGTACTAACCCAAAGAACAAAGACTGGAAGCACTATGGCGGCCGGGGTATCAAGGTATCTGCCCGATGGGCCGTGTTCGAGAATTTTGAAGCCGACATGGGGCCACACCCCGGTAAAGGCTGGTCGATTGATCGTGAGCGAAATCACGAAGGTTACCGTGACGGTAATTGCCGTTGGGCGACAACGACAACGCAACAACGCAATCGACGTTCTACCCGCGCTAACATAGCGCTCGCTAATCAGATTAGAGCAGTCGCGCCGCGCCCTACATTAAGGGTGTTGGCAGCACGCTTTAATCTCTCGGTCCCTACGATCTCGCGAATACTTCGCGGGGAGACTTGGGTACAATAGGAGGTTGTATTGCAGCGCCAGTTCACGATAGAGTTGCGTGTTGATTATGCAGATAGTGACAAGAACGCGGCAATCAAGCAGACACTGCAACAATGCGCACGACGTGCGTTTGCTACGGCAAACCTGCTCGCCGACAACCCCAAGGCTACGCAGGTAGCGATCTGGTCGGACGACTTCTTCTCCGGTCATGAAGAGATCGCGCTGCTTGATGACGTCCTGGGCAAGATCGACGTAGAGCATCCCGTCGAGACCGGCGAACAGCCGAGCGATGAACTGTTGGGAGCGCTCAAGGATGGCGTTTAGCACCCAAGTGCAAATGGGCGGCAGCGTCTCGGCAAGACAAAGTGATCAGCGCTTCCGCTCGTTCGCGGAGCGCTTCATGATCGAGCGTGCCAGCACGTTCCGTCAGGACAAGATCGATGAGGACACATGGAAGTGCATCCTTGACGCCAAGCGCGCCTACAAGCAGATTGAAGCTGTTGGTAGATCAATAACAGAGGAGCTGTAAATATGTCTGAGGAACAAGAGATCGAGCCCTGCGGCTTGACGCCCGATCAAGTGGCGAAGTGGGGTGACACCATGTCCCTGATGGCGTGGACCTGCCCCGGTTTTCGCCATCTGTTCTATAAATTGTTGGCAAACAACAAAGGGGAATATGGCGCGGTGCCGTCCAAGAGCGTGCCAGTTGCTGCGACCGATGCCCGCAACATTATCATCAATCCTGATACGTTCTTTGCATATCCGCTGAAAGAGCGCGTGTTCGTCATGGGACACGAAGTGGTGCACAACGTCTATGGCGACGTCGAGTTTCTGACACGCTGTAGCGATATGGGCATTGTCCCGATGGATGACGGCACAACACTGCCGTTTCGCAACGAGACCATGCAAAAGGCGATGGACTATCGCATCAATCCTCTCTTGAGGGACAGCCGCATTGGCTCGCCGCCCAAGGACTGCCTGATGGACGACACCATCGCCACGGCAAACACTGGCATTTGCGAAGCCTACAAGAACGTTTATGAGGACGAAGAGAGCGGTGGCAGGAAAACGGGCAAGCACCAATCGTTCGATGTCATCCTTAAGCCCGGCAAGAGCAACGGGACGCCGAACCAGCCTCGCAACCCGCAGCAGTGGGGCGTTGAGCTGGCCGCAGCGCAGACGCTTGAAGGCATGAAGCACCAGGGCAAGATGCCTGGCGCGCTGCAGCGTATGTTCAAGAACATCCTTGAGCCCACAGTGCCTTGGACCGAGCATATCCGCGGTATCTTCAACCGCAAGGTCGGCAGCGGCAGCTACAACTGGCGCAAGCCTGATCGCCGCTTCATCATTCGCGACCTGCACATGCCTTCCCGTTCTGGGAATGGCGCAGGATGGGTAGTCGTCTGGGGAGATACTTCCGGAAGTATCTCCCAGACCGAACTACAAAAGTACATGGCCGAGCTGAGCGCCATCGTGGAAGATTGCGCACCGCAGCGGCTGACAGTGATCTGGTGCGATGCAGCTATACACCGCATCGACGAAATTGCGGAGCCGGCGGACATGGCGCACCTGCAGCATGTCGCGGAGACCGATGGTGTAGGCGGTGGCGGTGACACGTCAGTGCACCCGGTCATGGACTGGATCGCGGAGCATACCGAGAAACCAGAGGTGTTCATCGGGTTCACGGACGGCTATGTGAGCTTTCCCGCGCAAGAGCCCGACTACCTGACGATCTGGGCGAGCACCACGAACCTAGCGTATCCGTGGGGCGATGTGGTGCGCCTCAACGAGCAGCCCGTTCGTGCCTGAAAACGAATTACCGCGGCGGTAACGACAGGCTGTTAAAACGCCTCCGCTCCGACGCGGCTGGCGTTTTAACAGCCTGAAAGCGAAAAGTCAACCACAAAAGGAGAATGAACATGGGTAGAGGGCATAGATATTTCCCGTCGGCGCTGGGCGACAACCACGTCGAGGTAGGTCTCAATACGATCAACTCGCTCTGCCAGAAGACAATGGCGGTCATGACCGAGTACCCGTTCACCCGGGAGCAGACTATCCCAATGCTGTTCCCGCCGGATGTGCTAGACAAGGCACTGGCAGCGAAAGAACTGATTGAACCAGAAACCAATACGATCGACTACACGATCGCCGGCGCGGTGCTTAATTTACACTATGTCGGAAGCTACTGGCCACCGATCAACGAGAGCGCCATGGCGCTACAGCCGAGCGCCGAGCCGTTGCTGGCATTCATCGAGCAGGTGCGAGCGATCCATCTGCAGTTCGAGGAGATCAAGGACGTGCTGTGCTGGCTCAACCGTAATGCCACCCCCGGGGCAATCCGCTACTACTTCCCGGTGGCGAGCGCGCTGTGCCCCGATAGCCCGCCGTTGAAGGCGCTGCCTCACGTCCCGTCGCGCTATACACAGCCGATTGGCATCAACGACTGGATGCAGACCATCAAGGACGCATCGGCCTGCTACGCCAGCACGCAGATGCTGCCGGGGACGGCAAGATTTAGGCAACGGGAACGCGCGATGTGGTTGACATTCCCCGGAGAGATGATACGACGTGGACCCATCGAGTGCCACTCCGACAGCATGACCTATAACCTCTGAAAGACCCCATGTCAGAACGCAATCTCTTGATCCTGGATTTAGAGACGTACTACAACAAGGAATATTCCTTGCGTAAGATGTCAACGCCGGCATATGTGCTGGATCAGAGGTTCGAGCTACAGATGGCGGCAGTGAAATTAAATGATGAGCCGCACAAGATTGTCGACGGACCGGACCTTCCTGCGTTTCTTGCGTCCGTCGACCCTGCAATCACTACAAGCGTCACATTCAATGCGCTGTTTGATCAGTCTGTGCTGGCATGGCGCTACGGCTGGGTTCCGAGCACCATGATTGACGCTATGGGAATGGCCAGAGCTTTGCTGGGGCATGAGTTGCAGCATGGCGTAAGCCTCAAGGCCGTAGCAGATCATCTAGGACTGCCGGCCAAGGGTAACGCCTTAGCTTCTGTCATAGGAATGCGTAGAGAAGAAATCATAGGCCGCGGACTGTGGCCGGCATTTTGTGACTACGCCTTGCACGATAATGAACTCTGTGAAAGCATCTTCTTGAAGCTATATCCGCAGTTCCCATGGAGTGAGCGCCGCCTGATGGACATGGTACTCCGCTGTTGCGTAGAGCCCCGCTTCCTGTGCGATGTGAAGATGCTTGAGGCACATTTGATAGATGTCCAAGACGCCAAGGCCGAGCTGTTGCGCGATGCGAACAATATCGACCCGAAAATTATTATGAGCACCACCAAGTTTAAGGAAGCCCTCGAAGCGCGCGGTGTGGAAGTAGAGATGAAGGTCTCGCCCACTACTGGGCTGGAGACGCCATGCTTTGCCAAAACCGATGCGTTCATGGAGACCCTGCAGGAGCACCCTGACAGCGTAGTGGCTGCGATGGCGGCGGCGAGGCTGGGGCTCAAGAGCACCTTAGAGGAAAGTAGGACCATGAAGATGCTGTCGATCGCGCAGCTACCATGGCCAGATTGGATATTAAAATGAGCCGAGGTACTATTGCGGATGTTGTCAAGAACCGATGGTGGCAGTGAATGGTGTGTCTTATGCCTATACCCCTTAGGTTTTCGGGGGCGCACACGCATCGCCTGTCAGGCGAGTGGAAACTGAATTTTCAGAACATGCCCACGGTCCGCGGATCGAAGGGGAAGTCCAAACTGCGCCAGTCTCTTATATGTGGCCACGACGAGCGGATCGTGACTTGTGACTTGTCGCAGATCGAAGCACGCATCGCCGCGTGGATATGTGGTTGCGATTTGCTGGTCAATGAGTTCAGGAACAAGCTCGATCCCTACTCCAGGTTGGCGACTTCGATCTTTGGCTACGACGTGGACCGCAAGAAGAAGGACGCTGCCGGTAATTTGATCTTTCCGATTGAAGGGTTCATAGGCAAGACCGGCATTCTGGGGCTGGGGTACGGCGCCGGCAAGGACAAGTTCGACACTATGGTTACACAGTCTGCGCGCAAGGATGGGCTGGATATTTCCAAGATTTACAACAGGGCGCTGGGCGACAAGGCAGTGGACGCCTACCGCAATCGCTATTGGGAGATAAAGCTTGGCTGGGCGATATTGCAGGCCCATATCCAGAGCGCGTGGTTGACGCCCTACGGTTCGGCGCAGTTCGGGCCAGTGGTTATAAGCTACGGCAATGTCCTCCTGCCATCCGGCTTGAGCCTGCGCTACGCTGACCCCAAGTCAGTGCAGGTCGAGCGCGAGTACCCCGACGGCCGCAAGCAGTGGCAGACGGAATTTCGTTACCGCTACGGTAAAACGTGGCACATGCTCTACGGCGCCAAGCTGCTGGAGAACATTGTGCAGGCGCTGGCGCGGATCGTGGTTATGAACGCAGCGCTGCGCATCCGCGATCGCGGCAAGCACACCGCGCATCCGAAGGATTATTTCTTTAAATTACAGGCCCATGACGAGCTTGTGTTCATAGTCCACAAAGACACGCTTGACACAACTAAGAAAGTCATTTTAGAAGAGATGCGACGCCCCCCATCATGGGGCAAGGACATTCCCCTTGACGCCGAGTTAGGCGAAGGCGCTTCATACGGAGAAGCCAAATAATGCCATCCCCAACGAAACGCATTTACCTCGCGGGACCCATGCAGGGCATCCCCGAGTTCAACTTCCCCCGCTTTCATGCAGTTACCGCGGCGCTACGCGCCAACGGGCACACGGTGTTCAATCCGGCCGAGAAGGATATCGAGCGGCTGGGCGGGCACGATCTATCCGAGGGCAACGTCACAGGCTCTCTCACGGAAGCCAACAAGGTTGGCTTCTCTCTTCGACAGGCGCTTGCCGAAGATACCAACTTCATATGCCTTGAAGCCAATTGCATAATGATGCTACCGGGCTGGGAGAAGTCCAACGGCGCGCAGGCCGAGCACAGGCTCGCGGTAGCGCTTATCTCGGAGGGGATGGAACTACTCTATCTCTCCGAAGAGGCGTGCAAGCTGATGGAGATGGCCAATGCTGGCTAAATCCCCCAAACGCGCGCGCCCACGCGCAAATAAAAAAGTCGCCGACGTTTTCGCCGCCGCCGACGCCGCGAACACCCGCCGCGCCAACGCGGAAATCAAGTCCGCGCGGTTACTCGATACGCTCTCAAGCGCCGAGCGCAAGCAGTACCCGATCACGACCGGCGTGACGGACTACTTCCCAGACGCGCTTGCGATGGTCGCCAACATCTCCTACCTGGGCAACCAGAAGCATAACCCGGGCGAGGAGCTGCACTGGTCCCGAGGCAAGTCCAACGACCATGCCGACTGTTGCGGCCGGCATCTATCACAGCGCGGTACGTTTGACAGCGACGGGATCAGGCACAGCGCACAACTGGCATGGCGAGCGCTGGCGCTGCTGCAGGAAGAACTGGAAGTGGAGTTCGGCTACGCTCTCCCCCGTGGGGCCACGGCCCCGGAGTAACAATTACCGTCGCGGTAACGTCTGGCATCTGGGGCCTCCGGCCCCTGGTGTCTGGCCAAAATCGGATCGAGGACAATGAACCTAGAGAAGAACCTAGCCGAGATGGCGCAAGGTATATTGGTGTCACAGCGACACGCGCGCCTTGCGCAGCTTGAACGCTGGGAGAAAGCGAACAAGATTGTCATGAGATACCAGGGTGGCTCGTCTATGTACAACGGCCTCCGCTGTCAGGCATGGCTGGTCGCGCAATCTGATCCACGCATTCCACGTGGCATTATGCTTGCAGAGTGTGGGGAAAGTAAGGATTTTCCCACCGCGGCGTTTGTCGCGCAGGTGGCGCTGGGCATTCAGGCGCTCTCAAATTTCGAGGGCGTCAAGGAACCAGACCCGGTGAAGCTAACACAAGAGCAGATTGAACAACGCAAACACGTAATTGACTGGAAGAAGTGGGCACCCGCATGATATTATCAGTGAGCGATGTTGTGAAGCTGGCCTCAGCTGGCGTGAAGTGCGATCTGACAGACCTCAAGAACGTCATCGAACGCGACGAGAACTTTCCACAAGCGAACGTGCCATCATATGAGCCATATAGCCTTCTCTCAAGAACGCTGGACGATGCGTTCTGGGATCGATGGCAGCGGGCGCACGTTCACCAACTGCAGGGTTTCACGCGACCGTATCTCATTCACGCACATGAGTTCGCGGAGACCGTCTATGTGATGGTGTGCCCGCCGACGCAGGCGCCGTTCATCATCGAGGATCGCGCGCCATGCTACCCCAGCGACGCCCTGATGGCGGCACTAGCACTCTATGAAAGCACCCACAAATGAAGCTGGAAACGCATCGTGCGCCTGCGCGCAAAAAAGAATGGAGCTGGAGCTACAGCAAGCTCAAGAACTTCGACGTCTGTCCTAAGCGCATGTACGAGATCGACATTTGCAAGAACTTCGCGGAGGACATGCAGGGTGAGGCTCTTAAGTGGGGCGACGACGTTCACAAGGCGATGGCGAAGCGGCTCAAGGACCAGACACCCCTGCCGAAGGAGATGCAGAACTATGAGTATTGGGCAGATCGCGTTCTGCGTGGCACTGGGCGGCTGCTGGTTGAGCAGAAATATGCAATCACCCGAGACTTCCGGCCGACAACTTATTTCGCTGACGACGTTTGGTACCGCGGTATTGGCGACGTTGTGCGTATTGATGGGTGTGTAGCGCTGGTGCTGGACTGGAAAACCGGCAAGGTGCTTGAGGACAGCGTGCAGCTGATGCTGATGGCACAGTGCATTTTCTCGCATTTCCCCGAAGTGACCCACGTTCGATCCAGCTTTGCATGGCTAAAGGAAGACTGCGAGACGCCGGAACTTCTCACGCGCAAGGAAGTGGCAGACCAGTGGGTAGAATTACTCCCGCGCGTGCTGGCGATGGAGAACGCCGCCAAGACGATGACGTATCCGCCGAAGCCGAGCGGTATCTGTAAGACCTACTGTAGGGTGTCCAACTGTCCCTTTTACAAGAAGGGAAACCGGCGTGCATAACCCCGTTAATTCGTATGCCGAGTACCAAGAAAACAAGAGGGAAGAAGCTATGATTGATGATGGCAGCTTTGGGTATAGGATTATTAACGCTGCTTGGAAAAAGACACCGTGGTGGCACTGGCGTTCGTGGGGTTTGAAGCAGGTGTGGCGCCGGCACTATGCAGAAATTTACGACCCGGACTACAAGTATCAGACCGAAATCGAGCGTGCCCGAGAGGGCCTAGAGGAGCAGTTTGGTGTACGATACCGACCGGAAGGATTTTAGGATAATGACCCTCGAAGAACAGCTACGCGAGGCCGCATCCAAGGGTCTCGCTTCGCTCACACTCTACGCCGAATGGAGCGCCGACCATAAGACGACCTATTGGACCTGCCGCGCTACACCGTCGGCGAGGCACGGCTATGTCGGGGTGGAGCATGCGCTCGATCCTGTGGAAGCGTTCGCGGAGTGCTTGAAGGCGCTTCCGGGCGCGAAGGTGCGCGAGAGCAAAAAGGAAAAAGTTACCGCGGCGGTAAGCGAAGACACGAGCGCGCAGACGCCAGCGAAAACTGGCTCGTTCGACGAATGGATGAAACCGTGACCCCAGAAGGCGCTGTAAAACACAAGCTTAAGAAAGCACTTGATAAGGCTTTCCCCGGCCATTACAGGTTTGCTCCTGTGCAGTCTGGCTATGGCGCCAAGACCCTAGATTTTCTATGCTGCATTGAAGGATTGTTTGTGGCGTTCGAGACCAAAGCGTTTAACAAAATGCTGACCCCGCTACAGGTCAGCACTGTTCAAGATATGATGGCCGCGGGGGCCTTGACATATGTCATTGACCGAGATGAGGCCATCGTCGAAGCGATAGCCCGTATTCAACTAGCACTGAGGTTTAACAATGGCCGAAGAGACCACTAAGCCACTCTACATCCGTAAGCACAAGGGCCGCGTCAATAACACCTGCGCCAACTCCTCCAAGGTGAAGCGCCTCACGCGCCAGCTTGCCGGGATCATGGCGCACCTGGTTGTGCATCCTCGGGATACGCTCTCTCAAACGAGAGTGTCGACCATTAATCAGTTACTGCGGCAGTAACATGCACGTCAAATTTCCGGTTGTGCGCGCGAAGCGTGGGGACAAGAAGGGCTACTCCAAGTGGAGCCGGCTCCTGACCCGGCACCTGTGGGAATGCTGCGACTGCGGACTGGTGCATGACTTCCAGTTCAAGCTTATCCCAGCAGACCGGGGCAAGAAACAAGTTGTCTACCGTATCCGTCGCGCGCCCCGGTACACGGCACAGCAACGCAAGGCGCGCGGCAGCAAAATGAGGTGTGTTCCAAAATGAAAAAGCTGATCATCGCCTATTGCGTGTTCGCTGTTCTCGCCGCCGTGGTCTACTGGGTCACGGCACCCCTGCC